GAGCTTGCCGTCACGGGGGACCAAGCGGTTGCCCGAATAGCCCCGGCTGATCTTGACCTTGGCGGTGTCCAGCGGGAGGTTCACCGTGCCGTCAATCTCGGGGTCGAGCACAAAGCCCCTGCTGGTGTTCTGCTCCCAGCCCACGCTGAGGACCTCACGGCTCACGTCATCCAGCGCCTTCTTGGCTGCCGCTGCGTCCTCGTTGATGTCCACCTGCGCGAGGCTGTCCACCCCGGAGACCCGTGCGGCCTCAAGCAGGATGTTCACGGCATCAAGTATGGTGGTCGGTGTGGTGGGTGTCGTGTCGATTGCCATAGGCGTACGGTCCCGTTATGGAGGCACAGGGGCCTTGTTACTGCTGGGGCGCTGGAGGAACGGAAGGGAGAGATGCGTCACCCACCCCGCTCAAGTTTCCTGCCCCTGTGCCCGCATAAGGGGACGCGGTGCGCGTGACCTCCCCGGGTAGCACGAGGCTATTCTCCGGGGAGGCCCGTTATGCGCAACTAAGTGGGGAGGGCCTTAGCTGCGAACCGTAGTGGCCAGCTCGATGCTCGCCTCGGGGCGGAGGACATCGTGGCCGTTGAACTGGGAGGCAATCGCGATGGTGCCGAGACGCTCCTCCTGGTCCTTGACCACCACGCGCATGCCACGACGCTCCAGCGAGCCGACTGCCCACTTGGACGAGATGTGGCCCACGGTCGTGGTGAAGTTGCCCTGATACTTCGTGAGGCCGGTCGTGATGTTGGTCTTCGGGATGTGGTTGGTGCCCTTGACCTCGAAGCCGGCGATGGGGCTGTTCACACGGGCCGAACGGCGATCACCACCACCTGCTTCCGGCTTGAACACATCGACGCCGAAGTTGCGGGCCAGGAGGAGATACTGCTGGTGGGGGAGCATCAGGCGGGGATCGGAGCCGCTGATCTCGTTCTCCAGAAGGTACTGCCGGCCGGTGAACGCGGAGGTCTCCAGCACGGTGGCGGAGGTCTTCATGTTGGCGTCGTAGATGTAGGTCGGCGCAGGCTGGCCCTGAGGCACACCCGTGGGGGAGCCGGCCACGTAGAACTTGCGGGACGCCAGGATGTGCATGATGGCGACACGACGGGCCTGCAAGCTGCCGAGCGACTGGCCGAGCTGGTGGGTGTAGGGCTCCATGACATCGAAGTGGGAGATGAGCTTGTCGATCTCCGCGATAAACACGCTGTCATAGACCATGTTGTCGAGCGTGATGACGACCTCATTGCTCTCCACGGAGCCGCCGAGGATCAGTTCGCCGGGCACATGCTCCGAGGCATCACGCTTGCGCCCGATGATCGGGAAGCTGTCCGCCTTGCCTTCCGTGATGTTCTTGACGAAACGAAGGTCCATGTAGTCCATCGTCTCATCGTAGGTCTGGATGACGAGGCCGCCGAACTCCTGCAAGAACAGGGCGCGGTCGTCTCCGGTGCCCGCCTTTTTGCCAAAGCGGGATGCGGCATCGGTGTAGTCCGACATGTAGTCGTTCTCCTAAGGTTTGTTGGTAGGGAGATTGCGGGTAGTCGCGGGTGCTAAGCTGGTTGCCCAGCGGTGTGGTCGGTCAGCCCCTGCTCTGGGCCTTGAACCACGGGGAGACAGCAGTGCGGGCCCGCAGCTCCCTATGCTTGGCTTCCTGTTCCGCTCCGGGCTTCATGGTGCGGATGGCTGCCAATTCCTTGTCGTATTCCGCCTTGTTGGCGAAAGGCTTGGCGGAGGGGGCTCCCCCACTCTGGGTGTTGGCCCCGGTGGTGGCCGACTTGGCCGGCGAGGCGGGCCGCCGTTGCACCCCGATGCCCGGCTTGGTGGCAGTGGCGGACTTGCCAGCGGTGCTACCCGTGGCCTTGGCGTAGCGCTCATTGAGCAACTCGATCTGCTCCGCTGCATCCGCGCCGCCCTTCTTCATGGCCTCGTTGAAGCGGGCCACCTGCTCCTTGGTGTAGCCCCCGGGCTTGCCATCGGCCTGCGTAGAGGCCCATGCGAGCTTCTTGTTCCAGACCTCCTCGCCGCCAGTCACCTCGTCCATGGCCGCCTTGTTCTGGAGGAACTTGGCCTTCTCGCCCTCGATATGGCTGTCCACCATGTCTCGCGTGATGCCCAGCTTGTCCTTGAGCCACTTGTAGGTGCCCTCGTTGGGGCGCTCCGTGGCACCCTCGGGCTTGGCCATGTTGGCCCTGATCTCGTCGGCGATGGCCGCAGTGTTGAGGACCTGTCCGCCCTCCGCGTCTTCGGAGAGGAACCGCGTGTCATACTGTGCGGCTACCTCTTCGTTCGCCGGGTCGTAGTCTGGAAGGGGCTCGTAAGGCTTGGCTTCGCCGGCCTCGCCTTCTGACTCCTCGTCGGTGGTGGGCTTGTCGTCCGCACCTTTGGCTTCTTCCCCATCGCCCTCGCCTTCGGCTCCCTCCGTCTCGTCTGCCGTTTCGAGTTCCGTGCCGGTGTGCGCGTTGATGCCCTGCTGCTCCGTGCCCTCGTCGGACACATCGAGCATGATCCCATCGGAGGACTTGGTGACCGGCTTCCCACCCGCGTCCAGCGAGGTCGTTGTGCCGGACCCTGTGCCCACTTCAAGCCTGCCGTCTGCGATGGCCTTCTCGCCAGCGCTTGGGGTATTCTCCTGTTCGCCTGCCATGGTGCTGGCTCCTTATGTGTGGTTTACTGTGTTGGTGGCGGTGTGGTTGGCTGGCCGGGAACACCATTGCCCCCGCCCCTGTCTGCTATGGCCTTGATGCCCGGCCCGATGCCCTTGCTCACGGCTTCCTGCATCATGCCGGCCTGCATCTGCTGCTGGGTGTTCTGGCCTACCTGCTGTGGCGTGAGTATCAGGCCATCGGGCTTGATGCCCTTGTAGGTGGCGTACCGCTTGGCGAAGTCATTGACGTTCACCTGCTTGACACCCTCAGGGCCCCACATCTTGGAGACCACGGAGCCCCAATCCAGAAGGTTGTTGGCCTCAATGCTGTCCCCTGTGGCTTCAATGCCGGTGATAACCTCCACCGTCACCTTGTCCTTGGGGAGCCTGAGCTTGGGGTTCCGCTCCTCGTGAAGCACCACGCCCCGCACGATGATGGGCTTTTGGTTGCCATCGGAGATGTTGGTGTAGAGGCCGCCCAGCGCCTTATCCAGCTCCTGGCCGAGCCTCTGGATTTCCTCTGCGGTCACCCGCTCACCGGAGCGCTGTATGGCCGACTGCATGAGGAACGCCGAGGAGAGACGCCGTGCCGCCTGCTCAAGGTTCCCACCCACGGTGTTGTTGTCGGCGGACTTCTCCGCGCGGAACATCGTGAGGTCCTCAGCGCTGCCGGGGAGGATCGATAGGTTGCGGGCCTCACGCACCTGCTTGATGCTGGACTGTGAGCCGGGCTTGTGGAACATCAGGGACAACGCAGCGGCTGCCGTGATGTCGTTCATGCCCGATGCTGCGGCCTCCACGGTGTACAGGTCGCCCCGGTACATCTCGCAATACGAGGGGCTCCAGTTGCGGCCAGCCGACTTGATGAGCCACCCAGCGTGCATCACGGGGCTATCGTAGTCAGTCTCCACGCCGCTGTCCGGGATGTACTCCCCCTTGTACTCCTCCCAGTAGCGGAAGGACCCTTCGGTCTCATCGTCACCGGAGGCTGGGGGGATGAACATCTGGGCACAGTAGATGTCCACTTCTTGCTGCCACCTGTTCTGGCCAGATGCGGCCTGCGGGTCATCGGGCTTGGCGTCACCACCTGCTGCTTGCATGCGGCTCTCAATGAAGGACCGCGTGTCATCATCAAGCCCAGCCAGCGCAACGCAGACCTTATGCACGATTGCAAGCTGTAGCCCCGTGGTGGACCTGTGGACCACATAGCTGTCCATGCGGTGCCACGTAGGGCTCCTCCACTTGAGGTGCTTCCACAGGCAGTTGCCCGCTACGATGAGCTGGCGGATGTACTCGATGTAAGCAGAGCGCATCCCTATGGTATAGAAGGCGGTGGTGTGGGTCAGGGCCAGCCGCATCATGGC